CTTGTGTATGTCCCGGAGCCATTGCCAATGAAGGTGGACGAAAACAACCCCTGTGTACTGGCAATTCGTATGCTGGCACCGAAGTATAACGTGCCGGTGGTGGTGGCGCTGACCATCAGTCACACAGAGAGCCGATTCAACCCAAAGGCGGTGAACAGAAACACCAACGGCAGTGTTGACCGTGGGTGTATGCAGATCAACGGCAGCGCACACCCAAAGGCGTTTGCGCGACAAGAGGATGCTTTTGTGGCCGTCATCAATGTGGACTACGGCCTGCGCTTTCTGCGCGACTTGTACCAGGAAACCGGGGACTGGCGAAAGGCAATGGTCAAGTACAACTCCCGTACCCCGGCCAAGCAGACGATCTACCATGGGCACCTGAACAGAAGCTCCCACGCTTTGATGCAGAAGCCTCTGGAAAAGGTTCTGGCTGGACTTTAAGGTTGACATTATGGAGCATAGTGCCTATAATACAAGGCAATAGAACTTTCCACGGGATCATCGACGGATGACCGCACCCCGGAAAGTCAGAGGCCAGAGGCAGCCGCAGGGAGGGAGTGCACTCCTAAAACTAAATGCCTTATTCGGGGAGCCTAACCACCTTCCTAGCCCGTATACCGAAGTGGTGCTTTCGGCCAATGCGGGAGTATAACAGAGGGGCGGTAACTGCGTAGCGGGTGCCGCCCTATGTTATACATCCTGCCGCAGAGGAATTATGCCGGATAATGTCATCCCTTTCGGGGGGAAGTCTTCACAGGAGATTGTTGAGCTGAACCTGGAAAAAGAAGTCCTGGACACTGTGAAAGAGGTACTTGACTCGCTTGAAAAAGAGCCGTATGAACACGCCATCATCTTGCTTGGGAATTGCGGGCAAATGCCCCGCATTATGACAAGCCCGATGTTACCTGAAACAGCAACATCCATGTTGGCAGATGCACAATGGGCACTCGCATTACTCAAGCATACAGAGCAGCTTTAGTCTCTCTGGCGCTTATCCTGGCATCAGGGAAAGCGCACTCAGCGTGTTATGAGCATTACGCGCACATAGAACAGCTTCGCAAGCAAAACGCTGTGCTGCTGGAGTATAACCGCCACCTACTGAGACAGAATACAGAACTCAACTGGAAATTGAGCCGCGTGGATCAAACACACCCTTGGGGGAAAAACCCGGATAAACCAAGGGGGTATGGAAAGGGAATGAGGTCACTAAGGGATGACTGAAATGTTTGTACGGCGCGTTGACGACAGTAACCCTGACCTCCTTGCGGTTAATGCAGCAAGGGTGTCATTTGGCCGGTTTAAGACGGAGTTTGACGACAAGGACCGAAAGCTGCTGCATTATCTTGCGAAGCATAACCACTGGTCGCCGTTCTCACACCCGCGATATACAGGGCGGTTTGTGTTCACCAATCAGGTGATCGACAATATCCTTGAAGATCGCACATTGTCTGCCGGAATTGCGAGCTTGCGGATATTGGATTCAGGAGTCACTGTCAAGGTGATCGAGGCCAACATCTCTCTGTACGGCCTTTTCCGTCTGGGTGGGCACTGGATGGTGAAAGAGATTGCGCCGGAGTGTTACGCTGCGCTTGACGCCCACCGGGATCGTATTCTCCCTGCCAAACCGTGTGGGATGCTAATCCGGGACAAGGCCGTTCTGAAGTTCCCTGAGCTTCAATCGGCAACCTTCCATGTCCGGGCACCGATTGATGTCGCTCGTCAACTTGTCAAGCACACGCAAGGCGTGAGTTGGAATGAGATCAGTCGCCGGTATGTGGACTTCGAGCCTGAGTTCTATATGTGGGAGGAGGGCGTCCGGGAGAGGGCAGAGAACAAGAAGCAGGGCAGTGCCGGTGAGTTTGAGGACGACACTCACTATAAGGCCCTGCTGCAATACAACACGGAATCTTGTTTACGGAATTACCGCACTGCGCTAGAATGTGGTATCTGCCCGGAACAGGCAAGAGAGCTGCTCCCGATCAATATGATGACTGAGTGGTATTGGACAACAACGCTTGAGCACTGGGACAGAATCCTCAAGCAACGCCTTGATTCACACGCACAGAAGGAAACGCAATATGCCGCGCACTTACTTAAAGAAGGACTCATTCGAGCCTACCCCGGCCAAAGATTTGGGGATTGAGCACTTCTACTACACTACAAAGGAAAGCTCTTACCTATTTAAAATTATTCACGTTCGGAAACAAAAGTATTACACCGGGATTGCAAAACACCCTAACAAGGGCGTGCATTGGTCTGCTAGAGGCAAGGTGTATCCAAATATGTCAGCAGTGCGTCGGGCACTCCAAATCCTGACCACGGATTTGGCGGAGAAGTACCCGGATGAGGGACTGACTTCGGACAATTTAGGAGTCATTGCGGTTGTGAGCAAGCCATATTGCTATATCCCTGCAACGACATTTGACAAGTACCGGGACGGCGTGATCGCTGCGAATATGTATCAAGACTTTCAGAAGGTGCGGCCATGAAGTATATCCCGACTTGTTTACTGATCCTGACATCTGCTTGTACGCCTATCGAAAAGCGTGCTCCCAGTTATGAGTACAGCATCGTGACGATGTGCCGTACAGGGGCAGATGCGCTGGAAGTTCTCACTGTGCGCCATACAGAAAAGCCCCTGTCTCCCAGCCAGGTTGCGACAACCAGAGAAGCGGCAACTGCTCTTGCTGACGTGTGTATGCAGGAAGATATTCCCACTGAGCACGAGATGTGGGATATTGCAAATGACGCTGTGAAGAATCTTTTGATTATTAAAGGGGAAACAGAATGATTACAAAAGACAACGCCGCCCTTTTGGTGGCGGCGCTGAATACAATTTCGTCTATCGCTGAGATTGTCAAGGATGTTCAGGATGGTCGATATGCCAAGACCGATCCTGAAACACTCAAGGAATTACAGCGAAAGTGGGATAGAACGCGAGAGCGTTTTGAAGGGGTGGCAAAGAGCTTCTTCGACATCACGAAGGTTTCTTGATTTCTTCCCGGATTACTTCGTAAAGTCCAATTAAGGCAACAACAGCCCCTAACACCGATGATAGTAACTCAGGGCTAATGGCAACGCCAACACCACTGAGGATGACGAGAAGGCCCGCTTTTGTGGATGGTTCCACGAGGCGGGCTTTTGTCCATGCGAGTAGCTTCATAATTCACCTATTCTGATTATGTTTCTGGAAATTCTACTGAGATGCCGCTGGCTTTTTTATCTATATCTTCTTCTTTTAACTTGTCATAGCTTTCCAACAAGTCCGCAACGGCTTGAGCACTGATTGCAGATGTCGAGGTGGTAGCAAGTGCCCCTGCCCATGTTCCGGGGCCTGCACCATCTTTAGCTCCCTCAGTCATAACCGTAGCACGGATTTTTCCTCCCGGCGGCGTGTACAACATTGCATCAAGATCACGCTTGTTGCGCTGCCACTCAGGGGACTTTGTGATGGAGCGCATAAAATCGCGCAGCATATCATCCCGCTGTTTCATCAGGGAGGTGATGTAAGCCCCTTTGGTAGGGTCGCCCCCTTCTTCGCGTTCCGGTGTTCCGATAGAGGGGTCCTGAACGATGGAGTTCAGTGAAGCGTTGATGCTTTTCAACTCATCTGCGATTGGCTCAAGTTGCTCATATAGGGCGACAAGATCGCCATACTGCTCCATAAACTCGTTTAAGCGATCATCCTCTTCTTCTGTTGCCGTGTCATTAGTAGCACTCTTTTCGAGCTGGTTATATGCGTCATACACCGGACGGAGGTTAAAAGACAGGTTTTGGAACTGTTTATAGTCTTCTGTGGCTTCGCCCACGCTGACGCCAAACCGGCCCAGCACACCAAGGCCTTCTGGTCGAGCGGCCATTTCAGGGCCAATGGCGGCTTCATTAATCATGTCTCCAATAGCATCCTTGATAATGGCCCCGGTCATGCCAGGAAGCATAATATTCACGACGAAATCAGTTTTGCCGGGGGAGAACCCAAAGTGCTCCGCAACGGCAGCAGCAATCGGTGACGTGTTTACTCGTATCTGTTCCTTGGCGGACTCTTCTTTCAGGTGTGCCGGAGTCAAGGGGAATCCTTGTGAGGACACGCCGCCGATAAGAGCAGAAACATCCTGTACAAGAGTCGGGGCTGCTGACATAAGTGTCGGAACGCCCCGTGTAACGGCCATAGTTACATCTGCGGCAGCTTTGGCCGGACGTGGCTCGTGCCCATTCATGTGTCGGACAAGTTCTTCCGTTACAGCGAAAAATATTGGAGAGAAGGAGAACCCTACCACCGGAATTGAAATGACCTCCATGCCATATTCATCCCGCAACTCTTTGGGGAGAGCTACGTTAAACATTCCAGGTGCGCGGTACTTGTCTGTGATCGGGACACCAGTCTCGTCCACCTGCGTCATATTCCACGAGGATAACAATGCTGCTGGCGGAACCAGCGTCATCATCCCATACTTGATAATGCGCTCAGGCCCATACCTTACCCGGCGAGCCATATCATTCATGCCCTGTATCGCAGCGTTTAGAAACATGCTCAGGCGGTAAGTGCCACGGAACAAGGGAGAAGAAGATTGAGCAAACAGGTTAGTAGAAATATTTTTCGCCTGCTCAACAGCAGCCTCGTGGTCAACGCCCTTCTCGCGCAGCCTCTTGTAGATCGACCACCGGCTTGACAATTCAAAGCGGCTCACCCACTCAGTGTTGTACGCCTCCCACACGTCATTCAAGGCATTCCGCGCACGGCCCATGCGCGTACCGCTTCGCATAGCGGAAGCAACCTGTCGAGTAGCATCCTTTGTGCGTTCCGCAGCATCTGATCCCATTCCTGGCCGGACTGTGCTGCCACGAGTAACGCCAAGGCCGGAAAGAAACTCGTGATATAGTGGATCGCTTTTGAACTTTGTCTTGGCCCAGTCCCTCAGAGGGGTGTATATTGGAATGAAATCTGTACCAAGACCAATCTCTTTTGGCAAACGTAATGCAGACTCTGCCTGATCTTTCATGAAGGTTATGGGAGAGAACATGGCGTCGAGTGTCGTAATAGCATTTCGGCGCAACGCCGTGTACTTGCCCATCCACTCCCATATATTACTATTGACCACATCCTCGCCCAAACTCCTTTTGCCGCGCATTCTCTCATCAATGCGGGCCAGAGATGCAAACAGGGGTGAGTCATGGATGTGTAGCCTCAACTTCACACCATTAACAAACACGTCAAAGCCTGGCTCACCGGCGATTTGCCTTGCCCCAGTGCCGTACTCCTCCAGCAGGTTCACTGTTTTTTTGTCGAAAAGGCCCTTCTGCGCCTTTGACATGGCATCTAAAAAGTCCGCCTTAGTGGTGCCATAAATGAACGTCTCCCACACCTCGTCAGGGGCTTGTAACAGGAGATTAAGCGCCTCCCTATTGCGCTGTAGTGTCTCTGTGTGGTTCGCCATGCGAACGACATCAGCAACAAAAGCATCAAGATAAGGGACTTTCTCCAGCGTCTCTGAGCCTACCCGCTCTTGCGCTGCCCGGCCAAGTTCCGTGCCGGATTGCACTGTAGGGGACTGCGGGGCCAGTAGGCCAGGAACCTCCTTACGCTTCACCGGCGTGTAGAAAGGGTTATCCCGCAAGATAATGTTTGCTGTGGTGGCGTTAAGCTCCCCCTGACGCACCTGCTCATCAAGGAACATCCGCGTGATGTTCGCACGTCCTTCGAGAAAGGAGACCACCCCTTTGTTGCCCTTGTACTGCGCAAGACGTTTAAGGAGCTTCTCACGGGCATCCGGGCCACTGACTTCGCTCGCGATGTACCGTGCAGAAAAGTCTTTACCATCCTTACCTTTGACGCGGTTCCCCGCAGCATCGAGGACAAACTGCTTTCCGGTCTGCTTATCAATGTCCAGCGTAAACTGTGGCGTTTGGGTCTGCTGGCCAGACGTGCCTGCTTTCACCAATGCCTGCGCTTCTTCAAGCAGACGGTCGCCTTTGATCTTGTTGCCGGTAACAATATCGAGGTTGTGCAGGATGCCGGAAACATCTTCCAGAATCTCCTGTGTAGCCCCATTCCGTGCAGCAGTGTCCAGTACTTTCGTCAGCGGCGCAATTTCCATGCGCGTCCCTGATGGGGTAAAGATTGCCGGGCCTTCCTGTAGCCCGCCAAGCACCTGACGCAGGAACGATCCAGACCCTTCAACAATGCGCACCAGTGGGTTGCCCCGCGAGGCAAGCACGTCGAATTTTGACGTTGCCGCCACTGGCTGCCCCGTTTTAGGATCAATCTTAATATGCTGCGCAAGTTTATTCGCCTGACTGAGGAGGCGGTAATTGAATGCGCCGTCAGCAAGAATGGTGGTTTGTAATTTATTGGTGAGCCTACCAACTTTGTATAGAAACCCGGAAAGCGTTCCTGGTGGGGGCAGGTTCTGGCCCAGCGAGGAGTAAATGCGCCGCGCCTCTTTTGTCAGGTATGCTATCTCATCCGTCTCAGGGGCCTTGAACGCCTGTTCTTCCGGCAGAAGGTCTGCCGTCTTTCCTTCGCGCACCTTTGCGTCAAAAGACAGGGCAGCTTTAGCTTCCAGTTCAGGTAAGTACGCCTCAGCAGACCGGCGAAGCGTAGTGGACGTAAATTGACTCGCTTCATCCAGCGACATCCCTTGGTCAAGAGCGCCAAGAAACAGCTCGTCTTGTACCGTTTTTGGATCATACCCATAGCTTAGGGCTTTGGTGGCCGTGGCTTCAATCGCCCGCTCCTGATCCGCATCCACCTTCAAGAGGCCGGTTGCCGCATCCTTCTCCAGCTTGGCAGTGGCGACATACGCCTGAAGCTCGCCAATTTCCTCTCGATACGCCAAACGGCGAGCGGTGTCTTCATGCCCGCCCGTTCCACGGACTGTAGTCCCGCTGGGAGTGACGACATCTTCCTGCGGTGCTGCCGAAACAAGGGACTTCTTCCCTTCCGGCAATGCCCGGCCAGCAATAGCTCCTCCAGTACCACCGAGCAAGCCGCCCGTGATGACGGATACGGCCATGCTGGATGCTATCCGGTCGGGCTGTGCCTCAACGCCCTGGTACTGATCCACGGCCACGTTTGCACCTTGCCCGATAGCCGAGGACACTCCGGCTTCATACGCACCCCTCGCTGCCCCAGTAGCCAGCCGCATTCCGACGGGAACACCGCCGCCACGCAAAGCGGCTTTCGCAGCAGGCATCCCTGCTTTGGCGAGAATGCGGGCAGACCCGAAGGGAAGCCAGCTTTCGGGGCTTCCCATAGAACCTGCAACAAACGCCAGAGTGTTCAGCACATCCTTGTGCAGTGGGTCGCCTGGGTTATAGAACCCCTGCTCCAGTGCATCGTTGATTGATCTGGCTTCTTTTGTGAAAGCGCCTTCCTTCCCTTGTACCAACTTAGCTGCGGCACCGGCAGCAGTGGATGACCATCCCCCTTCAAGGTAGTCCATTGCGGTCAACCTTCTGCGCTCAGGGGCAGGTTCCCTTTCCTCATCTGCGCTAGGGCCTTCCCACTCATACTCCTCGCCTAGAGAGGGGGAAGATTGTTCGTCGGAAGGGGATGGCTGCGCAGGTAAGTCCCATTCGTACTCCTCTGAAAGAGTGCCCGGTTCCGCCGGAGAAACTCCCCCATCTGCGCTAGGGCCTTCCCACTCATACTCCTCGCCTAGAGAGTCAATAGGTGACACATCGGTACTTGGGCGCTGCTGAATCATTTCCCGCCCCGATCTTGTTCCATGCGACGGGACTCCTGTGCATAAAGTGAACGCAGATTTTCTTGTTCTGCGAATCTCTCGCTTAACATATCGGGAGCTTGTTCTGGCTCAGGCAGGGTAACTTCCACCGCCTTTCCGGCAGCTTTTTCGGCCTCCAAAATCCTCTGTCTGACTGACTCAATCACCTTCCGTGCTTGCGGAGACAGGGTGTCCCTTCGTGGCTCCACAGCTTCCCCACGGGCAACTTTGTCTTGGATATGTTCCGCATACAAGCGCTCAAGAGTCCTTTTCTGTTCCGCCGCCTCAAGGCGAGACAGCCGCTCCAGTCGAGCGGTGGTGTATGTTTCCCTCAGAAAAGCAAAGAACTCTCTCGGAGCCGCGTCGGCTTTTTTCAACCACTCTGACTCAGATGTCCGCAATCTCTCATCGAAGGCGCTCAGTCTCTCAGATATGCTGCGACGGGATTCCCTTCTTTGTTCGGCATCTTGGCGAATCCGATCTAAAATGCCCACGCCTGCGGCATCGTCAGGGCCTGTATTTTGCACAGGACGATTAAACGCCTCCATCTGTGACTCAAAGTCCCTAACCGGCTCAAGATTAACTCCCGGCTCTCGCTTAGGGGCTTCCTTGGTCTCCGGTTTATTTAGTTCTTTTTTTATGGTGCCCCGTAGTGCCTGTTGTCTCTGACCATCTGGGCCAAAAACAACAAATTTGCCATTCTTTTTGCGCGCAGCATACGCATAATTATCCGGGTCAAGTCCCTGTTGCACTGCCAGTTCTTTGGCAGTCTGCACCACTTCCTGCGCCTCTAGTGCCTCTTGCGCAACTGCCGCTGCATCTTCCGGGTGAATGCCTTGGATTTCCCCATTATTAAGGCGCTCTAAATCTTTCAGTGAGAGTAAGTTTATTCTCTTGGCGTAAGAGAATAGCGCCTTTGTGTAGTCAGGGCTAGTCTCATTAAGACTCTCTTTCGCATAGAACACGTCAGGAAGTTGTTCCATAGCTTTGGCGCTTAATCGCTCCGCTGCCTTACCTTTACGATACTCTGTGTACCCCCGCGTTACATCCGAGGCAAGGTCTTCCCTACCGGCAGCGGCAAGGATTCTGTCGAATACCGTATCCGTATCTGGTTTTAGTAATGGGAGGCCCTGTGCGTTTGCTCCAGCGCCATAGCGTCGATTGCTGGCCAGCTCTCGCAGCAGGGAATTTTCAGAGAGTGTCGCATGGCTGGCGTTTTCCCACAGCCCCCCGCCTGAAATATTATCCAATGTTCCAGCAGCCAACTTAGCTACGGTTGCATACTGCTGTTCCGAAAGCTCCCCTGACTTCTCCTTCAGAAGATACAGGTATGCTCCGAGGTTAAGAACTTCCTCTGGTGACGTGGCAACGGCACTCTGTAAGACATGGGCATTAATGTCGGCAGCGAACGCACTGTTCTTTTGTACATCCCACCGCTGTATCAAAGGCAAAAGAATATTCGCCTCGCTTTTTGCCCCGGAAAGGAAGGAGCGATATTCCACAGAGCCAATGTATTGGTGGCCAGTAATCTGCTTAAACCCATTGTAATCATTGGGAGTGTCCGAGATGTACGTGCCTATGCCCTCCCAGCTTGTCGCCAAGGTTTTTGCGTTGGAGTTTTCGTCTTTCAAAGCATCTTGAAGCGGCTGCTGAGTTGGGCCGGTTTTTGTCCAATACACCCCAGTCGTCACCCCGGTGTTGGGGTTTTGCTTTCCACGGCCGGAAGTAAAGTTGGGTATTTTGTCACTCACAGAGACTGTTTTGTGGGGTATGACTGGGGCAGGCGCATCTTCTGGCATAGGCGCTGCCCCTGCCCCTTGCGATGCCTCTAATTCAGCGTCCCATGCTTTCCAGTTTACTTGGTCGGGGCTGCTGGGTTGACCTTCCCCTTCAGCGAGGGGAGACACATTCACCGGGGTACGCGGAGGAGCAGCAGTAGCGCGTCGAGTTCCGGTGCGTTGATCCTCCAGCATAGAATTAAGGAGGCTGTACGCATTGGGGGCGTTCATCAACGAACTTGTGCTTAATCCCGCACTTCTCACCCGAAGCGAGAGAGTATCAATTTCTTCTTTCGTTGCGTCCGGGAATACCATTGACAGATAAGAGCGGTGCTGATTCATCTCCTCAGCAGTCTGTGCCTCCTGCTTCAACCGCTCTGTTTCCTGTTGCGCTTTTTGCAGCGCAAGCGCATTTTCCCCTGAAAGGCGATATTCTTCCCGCAGTTCTTCCATGCGGGCGGCTTTCTCCCGATCCTGCTTAAAGACTTCTCGCTCAAAATCACGCTTGGCCGACAGGGACTGTCCAATCCCCATCACGGCCCCAAAGAGAATATCGCTAACCATTAGTCAAGCAGCCCTTTCTTCACCGGCTCATCTTCTTCTTCGGAATCATCCTCATCGTCTTCCAGCTCAAGCTCGCCTTCCAGCATATCTTCATCCATCTCTGGTTCAGGCTCAGGTGGAGGAGGCGCGGCAACGTCCTCCTCCGTAAGAATACCGAGGAGCTTATCTTCCCGCTTGTTGAAGATTTTAATGTCCTTTACCTTCTGCATCGCACCAACAGCAACCACCTGGTACAACACCGGGCGAGCAATCAGCAGGGCAAGGTCAGGCGACCACTTCCCTTGCGCAAATCCGGTAAACACAAGCGTCCGGGCAACGTATTCTGCCGGAACGCCTTTTTTCAGCAGGACGCCGATCTGGTAGGCGCGTTTCGGTTGCGTGATCCGCTCCCAGACATATTCAAGGGCAACCTCCGCTTTTGTAAACTGAGGCGGCTGCTCCCAGTTTGCGTTTCCGGGTGCGGTGGTAAGAGATTGCCCCGGAACCGGGGCAGACATGAGATCAAGTGCTTCCATGTTTATCCCCTCTCAGAGGCAGTAGCTTTTGCTGTTTTTTGTACCGTGGCGAACAGATAGCCAAGGCGTTCAAGCCATTCAGATTCTAGCGCCTTGGGGTTGGCAGAACTGGTGCGCTTTGTCTGCCCCGGCTGGAATGCCTGTGGCCCGGCAAAGATGCCTTCCATGTCAGCATCCGGGCTGAACTGGCGACGCGGATTGATCTTCTGCGCTTCCATAAACTTCTGCGACAACGGGGAGCTGCCTGTTTTGCCAGAAAAATCATACTCTCCGGAGAGCATCTGATCCAGTCTGCTCTCCTTTACCAAGTCCTTGCCCACCGTCCACAACTTATCTGCGGTGTCAGCACCGTAGTCGTACAAGTCATCAAAGATTCCGGCGAAAAAGTCACTCATACTTCACCTTAAAATGCGGAGCTGAAAATGTCCGTGGCAATAGCCCCGAGGACTTGACCGAACACCTGCTTCCTGTCGCGCTGGTACACATCCTCAGCATACTGGCGATTGTTTGCGGCCACCGCAAGGTTAAAGTTACGGTTTGCAGCGTTTTCGCTGGACATGAACGCCCAGCTTGCCGCATCTCTCCACTGCTGCCACACGTTGTTCAAAGCAGTCTGTGAAATGTTAAACCGATTGGTCACATTGAACTGGTTTGCGGCGTTTACCGCCGCAGTATTTGCGGTGTTTATGCTTCTGCGCCACAAGACGTTGCTTTGGTCAATCGCAAAACGAGACTGTGCCTCAAACTGCTGGCGCTGGTTCGTCAGGGTTGCATTGAACTGCTTAACGGTGTTGTCCTGCTCAGTATTGAAGGTGCTGACAGCATTTGCACGGGCAGCGTTCTGATCCCGGATTTGCGAGACAAGGGTCGCCTGAAACTGGCGTACCTGAATGTCATTCGTGGCGTTGAACTGCGCTGCGGCATTCAATGCCGCCACATCACTGAGCATGGACTGCTGTGCTACACGCAAGTTCTCAAGACGGGTTTGCTGATCCGCATTGAGGTTCGCAACATCCATCTGGAAGTACGTCTGCGCATCCTGCGCTGCAATCGGCAGGGCAGCATTCTGCAATGCCTGTACCACAGCCCCGGCAGCAATGCTTGACCCGCCAAGGCCACGGGCTGCCAGCATATCCTGCGCCAAGGCAACAGAGCCTTTGGCCCAGGCCGGAACTTCCCCGGCTTGGAAGTCCATGAGCTGTTTGAGCTGGCCTTGTATGGTAGCCTGTTCAGACACCTGCCCTTGCGCAGCGGTTGCTTGCGGCCCTTGCCCCTGCGTTGTTGCTGCGGTGACTTTCGGTGCCTGCATCTGTTGAAGGCCGGGAATGTCCTCCGGCCTGACCTGAGCCGCTTGCGCCTGCGTTGCCTGTGAAAGCGGCAGTGGTGCAAGATCGCCAGCTTGCTGCTGCATGAACTCGCCGGTTTGCGGATTCATCAGCACTGGCACAAGGCTTGTCCCTGCGGGCAGGTTTGGTTGCTGCACCTGCCGCGATACAAGATCGACAACAGACACGCTCCCCGGCTGCGTAGCAGTCGGAGTTGCTTGCTGTGTTCCACCGGCCTGTGTTACCATAGCCGATGGTGCTGTTATCGCTGAAGGGAGCGGGGTGTTCTGCAATGCGGTGAATGTCGGTTGTGGCGCGGCAGGAGTGGCGGCAGGGTTCAAGGGAACCCCCTTGCTGCCAGTTGCTCCTTGCGCGTAAGACGTAGTTGCCATATCTAATACCTTCTGGTATTATATCATACTTTAATTAAAAAGCACGCTATTTCTTCATTTTGGCAAGGGTTTTTGCCAGTCTGGCGCGTTGCCCCATCTTGCCGGGGGCTTTTGCGGACTTGTCCAGCTTCTCTGCGGGGATTTTCTCCCCTTCCTTGACTTTCAGGGACTTGCGCAGTGCGCCTGGCTTTTTGATTGCATCTTGAATCCACTTTTCTTTTTTAGCCATTTTGTTCTCCAAAGATTTGATAAAGTTCCGCAACTGTTGTTGCAGCGTCGATCCGAATCTGCTCCAAAGCGTCTGCGTCACGGATAACTTGTCGTTGTGCTTCCAGAGCGTCAAGGTCAGTCCCTGGAATGCGTAAGGAAATTGCTTCATCCAACGGTGCAAAGGCAGCTTCTCTGCGTGCTCTACGAATGCTGTGTGCAATGGCATTGGCTGTTGCTAGATCGACTTTAATCATTGTCATTCCTCAAAGCTGGTAATGCTGCCACCCACGCCGTCTGTCAGTTCGGCTTCATCCACCGTCCATGCGGCGCGGAATGTGCGGTCTTCCGGAATTTCGGCAGCGTCAATGATTTTGTACGGCTTTCCTTCTGGCACGTCTTTTTCAGCAATGGCCTGAATACCATACTTTTCGAGTGCTTCCGGGGCCGGAATGATGATCGACACGCCGCCGTCATCATTTTTGTAGATAATGCATTGGGTCATGGGTTTACCTGAAGATTGCGACGTTTGCAAAAGCCGGATCACTTAATGCGCCTGCGTTACCAGTAAAATTAATTAACCGCACAGCGGATGATGTGGGCGGATTTGTTGCGCTCACGCTTAAAGTGGTATTTGTCGCAGCGCCACTTTGCCATTGTGACGCTGTAACAGTGCTATAATTTGCATCCGGCATCGCTGTTGTGAAGTTCACCGTATAATCGCCAGTGCCGTTATCCGTGATACTTGTCACGTTCCCGCTTGCCCGGATTGCAACAGTGCCAGTTCCGTTAAAGTTGACCCACGCCCGCGCTGCATACAAGGGCGCTGATCCACTGGGTGTAGCCTGTACTGCCGAGCCAATGCGGAAGTTCCCCGTGATGTGAAGCTGTTCTGCGGGTGTAGTGCCAATACCAAGCCGCCCACTGCTATCCAGTCTCATCTGTTCAGAGTAAACGCCAGTAGCGGTTGTGAAAAAACTCAGGCCAACCTGATCCGAAAATGCCCCCACATAACCACGAACGCTTGATCTCCAAAAAGGATTGCCGCCGGTGGATAAAAAAGACAGCTCGTTAAACGCCTGATTGGTGATGACGTTTGTGCCTGCGGTATTGAACAGATCAATTTTTGCGTTGCCGATAGCGTTTTGTACTGATACCGAATTTGAGGTAGAAATGGTCGTGGAGGTAACTCGCAGCCTTTCCGCCCCGTCCGTTTCCACCGTTACCGTGTCAACGGCAGGAAAACGGATTGATGTGTCGGTGTCACCGCTATGAATGATCTTATCTGTGATCGTGACATCGCCATTCACGTCAAGTGTAGTGGCAGGGCTTGCCGTTCCAATTCCAATACTACCAGCAGATGTCACCCGCAGACGCTCAACACCACCTGTCTCCACCGTCACCGTGTCCACAGCCGGAAACCGGATAGACGTATCGGTATCACCGGAATGGATGATTTTATCAGTGATCGTCACATCACCGTTTACGTCCAGCGTTGTGGCCGGGCTGGTCGTACCAATGCCGAATTTGCCATCCCATTGCAATTTTGCCCGCAATGCCCCGCCGACAGAAAACAGAATGCTGTTGTTCCCGCCAATAGTGTCTGCAACAAGCGCAAGGCTTGTACTGCTGAATAACCTTCCAACAGCTCCATTAATCCCCACATAATTATGCGTTGCGCCAGTTCGTCCTAAAATAATACCTTTTGTGCTATCCGATAAATCCTGAAATTGAAATCCATTGTCATCTGTAGATGAAATGTTTGCAGAAATGACTAATGCCCTTGTCGGCGTGGCAACATTTACGCCAATGCCAGTATTGGTAAAGCGAATACGTTCAGACCCACCAGTCTCCACAGAAACAACGTCATCTGTAGGGAATCGGATGGAAGTATTTGTGTCGCCGCTGTGTATGATTTTATCCGGGAGAGTAACATCTCCGCTTGCGGTAAGTGTGGTAGCTGATACTGTTCCGCCTGTAATATTAACAGCGCCAGCATCTTGAGTGGCAATGCTTCCCAGTCCCAGCGTTGTTCTCTGCGCCGTGGCGTCTGCGTCATCCAAGAGTGCCCGGCCCGCAGCAGTCAAATCCGCCACAGCATACACATCGCTGGATGTGGTATAAAGCATTTTATTGGCTGCTGTCGTCAGCCCAGCAATGGATTGGAGGCCGGGATCATACGCCTGTACATCTGTCCCTATTGTTAGCCCAAGGTTCGTCCGAGCATTGGCCGCTGTGCTTGCTCCCGTGCCGCCGTTTGCGACCCCAAGCGTCCCGGTGACGGCGGTGGCGAGGGAGATATGTGCCCCGCCTCCGGCTGTTCCATCGTGGTTGTGCCCGGTGGTTGCGTCCATTGCCGCCTGAACTTGGTTGAACTCGTTATTCAGGGGAGCAGCGTTGATGGTGTTGCCGGTGACAATGTCTGCGGCGGATTGGCGTGTGTAGCCGGTAGGCATATTATCTCCTGCCTTTCAAAGCGTATTCAATGTGCATGGCGTCGATTTTGTGGGGGATAGCCGTGTCATCTGTAGAGAAGCGCACGCTCACGTTTCTGAACGAGCCTTGCATAGGTTGCGTATGCTTAAAGTCAAGGATGGAAGAATAGATCGACGTTCCATAGACTGCTGACCCAAATACGGCTGCTGCTGATCGTGAGACAAACGGGCGGGTAGGGGGTTGGTACGCATCGGGGGATGAGTAATTAAAGGATACCCCTATATCTACTTTGAAGTCCCCCTCTTGGCGCACATACATGTGCATCTTGTGGAACACCTTCCGCAGTGTCTCATCCCCGAAGGTGTAATAAGGGGTTTCGTACACATACGGAATGAATATGCCATCAAAGGTATTCCCGCTTTCCTGCCGGTACACATATCCATTGGATGGGTGTCCGAACACGGCGTATTCTGTGTTTCCGATATACCCGGAATCACAGCAAGCGACATTCATGCCGCGAATAAGGCTCCAGGCGAACTGAAGCCTCTGATCCAGATTCAGTTTTCCGATTGTCCCGAAAGCTGCCGAGTCAATCGCCGATATGTTGTACACAAACAGCCGGTACTGAGATTTGCTCTGTATAGGCATAGCAGAAAAGTCGTTATTTGACTTTCCTGCTATTTGCGCATCCAATGTGCGCTTGATAGGGCGAGACACTGACGACAACTCAATATCGTCATTTCGTTCTGTTCCGGCAAGAGACCGTATGCCGTCCGGCGCAAGAAAGATAACATCCCCGCCCACCTCTTGTATAGAGTCCGTGGCGATACAGCCGATCTTGTCTGTGACGTTCTGTACCGCAAAATCAGTGGAGCTAGAGCCGACGAGTTTCTTGATCGAACGCTTGCAAAAGATATACAGCGTCTCTCGGAAGGACTTCAGGCCGACAATCTCGTCGCCAACAGACAGCTCAATGGCCCCTGACGAGTTGAAATCTGTATCAGAAGTGGGGTGTGAAAGTGAGAGTGCTGCTTTATTCGAGCTATACCCGGAAAGCGCAATGCGCTCTAGGTGGTATGCAGCGAAGGAGGGATTGGCCGGAGCACCGGAGCCATTAATGAGGGTGTACGTCGTGCCATCCCACTTTGCAGCGGGGTTTACGCCGTCACACATAATGACCGCAGGGGCGGACATAATGTAGTCCAGAAACCTGTACTTGGCATTCGTGGTGCCAGAGCGGGCGGGGGAGTTTATCGGACTTCCCCACCCGGTCCCGGCAGAGAAATACACATTGTCCCCACGGGCTGCCAATACGCCGCCCAGTGCAACTTTTACGCCTAGAATCTTGCCTGATCCGGGAACGGTGCTGGAGCTATACTTGCTATAGCCAAGAATCGTCTTATACCCGCTGGATGAATCCTGCTCATAATTTTGCAGTAGCCTTGCGCCTCCGGGGCCGACTCCTTCACCTGCTTCCCCCTGCAAGATGAGGTTCTGGGATTCATCCATACCTCCTGTGCAGATAACTTTAAATGTGCCCCAACGATCCATTACAGTGCCCGCATGGTGGTGGAACGGTTTATCAGTGCCCGGCGCATCATTCGCACGCAGTTGTCATACTGCCCTTGCGCCATACCTGCCTGTTCTACGTTGTCCCGGAACATGTAGGCGTGGTACATTGCTGCGTGAAAAATGGCATCCTCAAACGCATCCGGGATAATCGCCGTATCATTATAGGCGCTCAGATTATTTGGCCGGGAAAAGTATTCAAACTTGACCGTGTATGTTGCGTCAGGGTATGGAGTGACAATGAATTTCGACCCTGATTGGTGTAGCGTGACGTTCTTAGGCGTCGCATACTCCGTCACTACCGCATTGTTAAGGTCCTGTAAACGAAGGACTTGTCGGTACTGGTCAAAGTTAATATACCCAAGGTGCGTTGCAGAAACTGTTGCAGACGGCTGGATGTAGAAAGAGTCCCAATCCACCTTAAAACAATTCGCAGGCAAATTATATGTGCCTTGCCCGACTACAAGGACTTGCGTCCCTTCTGTATGAAGAAACGGCCACTCGTATTCTTCTTCTTCAAGAACCTTGCGAATAGCGGCATTTACCGCTGATTTGGCTTCAGCATGAAACCCATACGCAGAAGCAAAAGAGATGCTATCCAGCTCCACTTCATTCAGTGCCCGGAGTACTCTATTTGTCAGATCGAGGTATGTCAGTGCCATGCTCAAACCAAAGGAAAAGGGGAGGGGCCGAAGCCCCTCCGCTCAGTTAGCCAAGAACCGGAGAAGTGGCCGGTGCTTTGCGGCTTGCATCCGCCAGAACGGCGACAATGCGAACCGTACCCGTTGCACTAGCAATCGTGCCAGCGACCTTGAGGTCGATGGTGTCAGCGGTTGCGTAGAGGTACGGGGCATCCAGAATGATCGCGTGGTTTGTGCCAGCGGTCAAAGTGGTAGCGTTGGTGACAAAACGGTCATCATCCCCGCCATCGCCAAGATCGAAACGGGTCACGTTGGTGACTGCCGTTGCGTTTTCCAGAACGAGGGCCAGAACCAGAGTGTCCTCCGGGACTGAAAGGAGAGCGATCTGATCGCCGGTGGCAAAGCCGGTGATGTTGCGGAGGTCCGCAAGATCAATTTCATGCTTGACGACAACCGGTGGGTTGACGTAAGCACTCAGGCCAGTGGCGGGCGAAGTGCCTGAAACGAGGTTAGTGAAAAGAGCCATGTGCTTCTACTCCTTAGCTATAGCTGACGTAAGCGACGGCCAGAGCTTCGGGGCGGATAACCTTGCGGCCCCACACCAGAAGGCCCCGGTGAATGTCACCGAAGGTTTCGGTGCTGCGGAAGTTCTCCTGCTTCACAATGTTCTTCGCAGCAGCGGTGGCCGACTTGTGGCCTGCCAGAACGGTGCGGAAGTTTTGCGAGGCGCTGCGGGCAGCATGGTTGGTCACATACATGGTGAAACCATACACCGGGCTGCGGTAAGCACGGATGCCCTGACGGGTCGGAGAAGTTGCATCGCCGGTGATCGAGGCGTCGATCATCTTGCTGTCCTCTTTGTAGAGGGCATTGAAGAAGTACGGGTCAGCAACGAGGAACATGTCGTCCTCCGGCACGTTTTGCAGGCGCAGGTCGCGGAGCAGGAGGCCCACAACATCCACCGGCGAAATGTCAGAAGCGCCAAAGCCCACGCTCAGGTCGCCGCTCACAGTGTCCGTGCCGAGGTCAGAGGTGCCGCCTTGTGCGCCAGCGACCATGACTTCGAGGATGTCCTGATCGTAAGCCTTGGCAAGCTCATACTGACCACTGTTCAGCGCCATGCCTTCATAGTCAACATGGCTGTGTGCCTTCTCGATGTCGTCCAGAGCAAAGGCAAAGTAGTTTGCCTGGTCGATCACCAGAGTGGTTTCTTCGTCCACGATGGGCTGGGTTTGCAGCTTTTGGCCCCGGCTGTAGGATTGAACCGTCACTTTCGGCTGTTTGATGACGCGGACTTCGGAACCCATGTCCGAGATTTCGCCATAAAAGCCCGTGGTGGTGATCTGGTCTGCGATGGTGTTCTCACGCAGATACAGCAGGGTCTGTTTGGAATAGATGACCGGATCGAAAACCCCGTTCGGGAGGTTATTGTACGAACCGGCTGATTGGAAAGCCATAGTTGTGTTCCTTGATTAGAGGTTTGGATTGTACCTGCCCTCTTTTTTCGCCTTCAGGATTTCGTCCTTGAATTTGGCGAACTGTGTCACAGACATTGCTTTGACTTCGGAACCCGTCCACACCTTCTTTTCAGGGGGTAGGTTTTCTTGGCTGTTCGGAAGTCCGACATCCAGCGAGGCATCCACTTGCGAGCCTTTTTTCGTGACGCGGGATGTGTACAGCTCCAGAACGGAGATCACATCTTCTGCGTCGTCACTGGCCAGCAAGGCTTTCACCCGCTTTGTCTGTGCTTCCAGCCAAGTCTTGAATTGATCCGAGTGGCGAATAGCGATTGCGTCTGGAAATCTGCGCAAGACTTTCTCGCGTGCTTCCTTCATAGCAACTTCTTTTCGGGTCTTCTCAACTTCCTTGTCAGGACTTTCGTCTGTGCCCGTAGAGACTGACAGGCGTTCAATAGTTTTTTCAAGTTCAGCAATACGCTGTTCAAACTCTTTTTTCTGTTTATCAGAAGCGGAGCGAAGATGTGCGTAACGCTGCGCCCAATCTTGGTTGTCGTCGTAACGTTTACGATCAGGGTCTCCTGAAACAGCGGTGGCCTTATCGGGGGCTGCGGGAGAGTTATCTGCTCTCTGGTTCGTTGACTCTGGCACCATCACTGCTTGTTCAACAGGAGCGGTGGTGAAGCTCATATCGAGAATTGGCATTATTTCCTCATCAGGGTTTGTCTTACGACAAAGTGGCTGCGGGTGCATTTGCCTGTTGCACCGGGGCACTCATTTGAGCAGTAGCCGGGCTTTGTTGTGGTTGCGGTTGTGGTGAAGGTTGTTGGCCTTCAGGCGGGGCTTGCCCTTCTTCCTGTTGGCCTTGTTGATACATCTTTTGGAACTCTGCCCGATCCATCGGGACAAGGATCACAGATTCATCAACAAACGGGCGGAGAGCCTCACCAACGGCTCTGCCAGTAATCAGCGTGAGCATCGCCCACGTTTCCGGCGTCAGATTCGCCTGAATCCAGTTCTTCTGCTCATCGGTCAGTGACGCAATGTGCTCAAGAACATTCTGCCGGAGTGTTTCATCATCAGGGCCGAGTGCTTCCTCTTGCGGCTGTTCAGGGGCCATGCCTGCATCAGCGCCGGGTTCCATTGGCCCTTGCCCCATCTCGCCTTCTGGTGCAGTATCCTGCTCCATTGGCATGTCTTCTTCTGTCACGGGGGCTTCCCCGCCGAGCATATCTTCTTTCATCGGGATTGATTCCACGTTCTCAAAAATTCTTCAAAGGACTGGTCATCCGTGATCGTGCCTATACTGCTTCCGCCACCTGATCCTGCTTGTGGCATATCCTCGCGGTTTAGTCCAAACTCAAGGTCATCGAGAAAATCGCTGACGCTCTTTGCCTTTGAGTTCAGAATGCGGTCGCGGTACTTCTGCTCAATGGAGAGTCCTTGGCTTGTAGCAAGACGATTAGCAATTCCGCGCACCGCTTGGTTCTGAAGGGTGTCAAAGTCACCGACGCCATACGATCCGAGTGTCTGGCGCTGTCCCCCTTCGACTGGGGCACCAGACGCCTGTTGCAATGGATCAAGGTGGAACTGCGTGGCATCCCTGCTGCTCACCTCAAAAGACATCCGGTTAAACCCAAGGTTCTGTTGCATGAACCCGGTGTCCTCAAAAATCTTGTCCTCTAGTTTCAGGATGGTCTGCATACGGTCAACAGAAGAAACAATGCGCCCCTTCTGCTCCTGCCATGCGCCGACGTTATCCTGCCCCTTCGACTCAAACCCATACATCTTGCCTGTGAACGGGTCAAACCCGCCCCCGGCAGCCTTTCCTGACGGCTTTTTATTCCCAAACAGCCCGCCGATTGCAGAGCCTGCAATTCCTGCCAAAAGAAGGCCCACTGGCCCCAGTCCTGCGGCAAGGCCGATTCCAACCCCGACAGCTCCGCCTATGCCGCTGCCAGTCGGATTTCCGCCGGTGACTTTGGACATCATCGTGCCGCCAAAATAACCCAGAGCCATTGGCCCGGCATAAGCAGCAATCGTCCCCAGTGCAGCTCCAGCACCGGCAGCAGCGGAGCCAAGGGTGCCCGTAGCAGCAGCCCCAGAAGATACTGATGGCAAGGCGCTGAATCCAAGTGCGCCGCCGGTTGCATAAGCGCCGGTGCCAACGGAGGCTAAGTATCCTTTAACTGCACTGACCGCAGCCTTGCCAATGTATTTTGCGGCAAGTGATTGACCAACTTGGCCAACCATCTCCCCTGTTCCGGACTGTTTGACCGATGGGAGATTAACCACAGTTGACTGGGGGGTAATGCTTGTGTACTGTTGCGCGGGAGAAGGAGCAAAGACCGGCGCCGTGACAGGGGACACCTGCACAGGAACGGCCTGAATCCCCGTAGCTACGGGGGCCTGTTCAATCGCGCTTGGTTGCAACCCGTTCAATGTTTTGCCTCAACGTCTTTTTAAGCGTTACCAGAAAAGCCAGCTTCCCCTGGCATCGGAGAAGCTCCGACTCCGATTGTGCCGCCACCACTTCCGGTAACGTCTCTTGGATTAACGCCTCCAGTAGCGCCTCCACCTTCCCCCATCTGTCCTCCGACAGAAGGAACGCCAGCTCCCTCAGGGCCTTGTTTTTGTCCTGCATTCAGTGCCATCATGTAAAGCATCGCCTGTTGCGGATCGTTGATGACCTTATCTGGGTCAAGATCAAGGCTCCGCGCAATCTCTTTGATGATTTCAGGCCAGTTGATGAAAGGTGCCATGATCTGATTCGCACCCACCTGCACCAGTGAAAGCAGGCGTTGCGTCTTGATCTCTTTTTGCAACAGGGCAGTCGTGCCCTTAGCTACTATCTTGAGGTCGCCAACGACTTCAAGATCGTCGGAAAACTGCATATTCCAATGGAAATACCCTTGCCCCAGCGGCTCAAGTAGGTACTGGTCAATGTTGCGGATGACCTTCTTGATGTTCAGTGCCGCAGCACCCATCAGCATAGACATCCCGGAAGCCGTCCGCGTGGTCCCGCTGACTCCCGTTGCGCCATGACTATAGCTGTAAATTCCGGTGGATTCGTCAGCCAGCTGCCGCGCCTTGTCGAACATCTGGATGTGCGCCGGGGCGGTGTTGTTAAAGCTGATCGAGTAAATGCTCTGGCCGGGGGCACCGCCTTGGCGGAAGAACATCTTTCCGGGATAAATTGTCATATCCTGTCCAGGGGACAGGTTTGTCTCATCCACCTCAAAGACACAAGACCCAGCAAATTTCAAGTTATCCAGCGCCGCACGATAATGCGTGTTCATCGCGGCTTGCGTATCGCTCATGTTCTCCGGAACACCAATGCCCCAAATTTGGGCCGGGTGGCGTTCATACGGAAACATTTGGTACGGGATGCGGGAAGGCGTAAACGGATTTACGACAACGCGAAGAACTTCGTCCTTGGCAACCCACACATTCACATGGATTGTGTCGGCAGTGCGGTATTCATCCGGGATGCTGACCTCAAGGGCTTCCAGCGTCTCACGATCCAGTGTACCCCAGTACTCAATGATTTCATACCGCAGCGGCTTGGCCGAGATATTGGAGTCGTCCAGTTGGTAATCCCACGTTTCCGTGAGAGCCTCCGGCGCTGTGTCAAGAATGCGTTGCACCGCCATCTTGTCAAAGAACGGGCGGTTCAGGAGTTCCCTGACCTTGCTCGGCCCCAGAAGGTGCCGCTCGATCAGGTATTCACACTCGTGAATAGAAGTCGCTTCCGGGTCTGGGAACAGGTTCCAGATGGTGACAAACTGCGCCTTAGGGCACAGTTTCTTTACCGGCATGTACACCCTTTGCCCGGTCGCTTTGTCTTTTTCCCAGGCTGGGGTGGTTTCCCATACGGAGAACGGCCCTTTGATTGCCCCTGTGCCATAAATTACTTGCTCCTGTGTTGCTTTGATGAGATCATCTACCAGGCGCGTTTCCTCGATCTGATCGTGGATGCGCCGTTCCATCCGATACGCCGCTTCATCTGCTGGATGAACCTGCGGAATCTTGGTTTTATCAGGACTAGGCCCTTCTTTCCACTTTCCAGCAATGGAGCCAAACTTACGTTTAATCGTATCTCCAAATCCAGAAAGCAGGGTTGCCGTTGTGGCCCCACGCGGAATCTCTTTGCCATCGCCGGGGAATCCGTAGATGTCCTGCGGCTCTGGCGCAGCCTGTTCCGGTGCCAAGTGTACGACATCCGCCACTCCTTCGGGAATCGGGGTCGGCTTGACGCCAACCGGGAACTTGTTGTCGCTAAGGAGGACTTCCAGAATCTGAGCGTGAGCAGCTTCGCTTTTGGTTTTCGTGATCTTGATAAAGATTTCCGAAACCATAGGATTGTACTGGCGAAGCTGCGCCATGTTTGCCGCTTCCTCGGCAGACAAATCCCCGCGCCATGCCCGCAGCGCCTCTAGCCAACGCTGTTCATGCGGGTTGCGGGCGTCCTTGGCAATCGTGTACCTATCGCGCACAAACGAGTGTACGCGCTGAAACCGCGCTTTCTTTTCATACTCACGCGGGCTGTACGCCTCCGGGGAAGCCGAAACGACCTCCTGCTTGCCCGCAGCAAGCATATCCTCAGAAAGATCGGTCTCCAAGTCCATTATCAGCCAACCAGCTTATTTGCGCCGCCAGTCGGAAGCGTCATATTTTTCTTCGACGCGCCCTTCTTCGGCATCCCCTTCATCAGGGCGTTGCCTTCGGAAGATTTCAGCGACGATGCCATATTCATCTTGCCATCCGGCTGCTTTTTTGGCATAGTCTTGAAGAACGTGTTTTCACAGCACGCTGTCAGGTTCATGGTGCCGGACGATCCGCCAGCAGGGAAGGGTGCGTTCATTCTAGTATCCTGTCTTTCTGTTTAGGATGACTGGGGGTTGCGGGCGTATTAATCGCCCTCGGTCAGAGAATAGGCTTGTTTTTACCGGGCGGCTCGCTAGCCCATAGCGCATGGCATCGTAGCAGTTTTTGACGAGTATCCCTCCGCAGATGGAGAAGCATCCCGTCTTAGGCACAGTCAGGCAGTACACATCCGCTTTGCCTGCTGGCTCTATCTTTACGCAAACTTGCTGCGCATTTTTTGCTGCAAGTCTGTTGTTGCTTTCCATATTTGTAGCGCAAAAAACTCGTCGAGCAAACCAGGCAACTGACTTGCGTGTAGTAGTCTTCTTTCGCTCTTGCGGCCCTAGACTTACAGGCGTTACTGCAAAATTTTCCCCTTCCGATTTTTTCGCAAGACTTCCCGCATACTTGGCACACGATGCCCACAATTTTGTGTAGTAGGTGCTTATACCTTTCATACTGTTCCCGGTGCCAGTTTCTTCCAGCTTCGCTTCTGTGCCACTCTGCGGCACCCTCTTTTGCAAACTGGATAGCATACTGCCCGTTTTTCCGTAGAACGTCAGAATGCCTGTCAGACAAGTGATCGTGGTGAGACACTGCTTCCAGATTCTCTGGGGAGTTGTTTGCTCGGTCCCCATCAATGTGATGAACGTGGAACCCTTGGGGGATGTCGCCGAAGTTTTCTTGCCAGACTTTTCTGTGCAGTCTAATCCCGTCCCTCTGAAAGTATTTCCCACAGAGAAAATATTTTTTGCCCTGAAAAACTTGGCAAGTCTCACTGATAACTTCCGGGCGCATGGGTAACTTCCTGCGAATACATTGGTGTACGACTTACCCAACATATCGGATGCAGAAACCCACCCTTCTTGCGACCAAAATTTGTGGTCTGGGGTGCAGGTGACTTTCTTTCCATCTGCAAAAGTGAGCGTGACAACATCTGCACTTTTTCGAGTAAGTCTCCTATTGTAATACACTTCTTCCCTTCCGTCAACAGAGAAGACTATCCCCTTGTCGCTTGGAAGAAGTTCTATTGGGATTTGCCCCTGTGGGGTATCTACTAAAGTGCCTGCAACAAAGCAATGGTCGGGGGCGTCCGTATCCACGTCCTCAGTATTCTTCGGATCAAGCGGGAGCGTGGAAAGCTCTTTTATAAGCTCTCTACAGGTACTGAATATCTTCAGCCTTGGCTCCGCCGTGTTTACATCATCCGCAAGATAATGATGCACCAGCATCTTGCCATGCGACCGCGAACCCTTTGTCTTGTTGTCCGCTGGCCTCCAATGGCATCCTGCCCGAATCATCGTCAGGGCAGGGGATGTAGCGCCCCTGTTATCCCATGCGCTGGCGTCCAAGACGCCGTAGCTTATATCTTCTTCAGACTCTCGGAAAAGTATGTTTTCAGCAAACTTTTCCGGGCGCTCATTTGTTGCGCCATACTCGCGGTAAACATAAAGAGTGCCACGAGGATCGACCGCAAACCAGAGACATGCCGCTCTGGAAGAGAACCCCCAGTCCGCTGCCCGAAACTTCTTCCAGTAGTGTGGGATTGGGAAGGGGTCACAGATATGTTTCTTTTTACTGAACTCACTAAAAGCGAGGCCGTCGTCAGCATCCCAGTCTCCATCTAACCACTGCCTCCTCAGATTTTCATTGCCAAGCGATTGAAGCTGCGCAATGTATTGTGGATCGCGTTTCAGTGACGGGTTGTTGAATACCGTCGAGTTAATAGCTTTGCGGCTCAGGTTTACTACCTTACCGCCGATATTATACTCGACATCAAACTTATTCATTAAGAAAAAGTTTTCATCACTGTCTTCATCAATATATTCCACCTTTTCCAGCGGAGCAGGGTCAATGAATCTTGCTTTAACCCAATGCTTACCAACGCCGGAAGGGTTGGCCGTGAGCCGGACACACTTTTTAATATCGCTTTTGCTGCTTCGGATGGACATCAGCAGCTTTTGGTATGGTTCTTCCTCCGAGAGCTGGCATACCTCGTCAATGCCCAGCCATGAGAACTCAAGCCCTTGATAACGCTCAACATCTGCGTCTGTTTCAAAATACCCGCACCAGAGGAAACCGCCTGCGGGAAAAATAAACTTCTTATCCTGCTCTCGCCACTTTGTACCTGGAACGGCTTTGAAGAACAGGCTTTTGCAGCGTTCGATAAGCTGCTCCAAGTCCTTTAACATCTTCCTAAGCAGCAGCCCCTTGAAGTCCGGGTGATGCACATAATGCAACATGTCAGCAATCAGGGCGTGGGACTTTGCTGATCCCCTTCCGCCTGAATGGAGGACTTCAAACTCGCCCGCCTCAAGAAAAGCCGTCTGGGGGCCAAGGTGCGGTCTGAAGATGTACTCCACATCATTTTTAACCATGTGACCAGAAGAAGTGAACGACACCTCATCCGGCTGTTCTGGTACAATAGCGACAGCCTGTTTCTTTGGCTGTGCTTTAGTCCTCGTCTTCGGTAATAGATGTGATCGCTTTACCGGAGGTGAGTTCTTCATAGAGTTTCTGCCGTTCTTCCCGCGACTTCTTCCAGCAACAGTTAAACGGTGGCCTGTTTTGCATGATCTTCTGGAAGGCGCTGAGGTTCAGCGGTATCCCTGTTTCAGTCTGTAGCCAATTCAGCGTATCCCGCTGAGAACAATTTTCTTTCAGATATTGCAGCGCCTGTTGCACTGCTTTAAATACTTTTTCATCCGGCTCAAGCCACCCGTCGTCCGCCTCAATATACCCGTACGGGATTGTGCGGGCCATTTTACGCACCGGAAGCCCAAAACGATACCGAACGGTATTATCAAGCTCCAGCGGACTTTGCGGCTTGACCCTCATTCTTCCTTCTTGGCCGGAAGGATCACAATGCCCGTCGGGGCCTGCACCGTAATATCCAGTGCGTCCTTCTTGACCAATCCGGCACGATCCAGAATGTCCCCCGCAACCTTGCGGATATTTTCCGAGTTAGGGGGCGGGTTATCCAGCAAATTCACCAGTTGCGCAGCGGCTTTGGGCGTCTTGCGCTTCAGAAACTTGGCCGTGTACTCAAGGATGGTCGTCTCGTCGATGCTGTTTGCAATCGCAGAAACGTCCGTGGTCTCTGAATACCCAGCCTTTTTCGCGGCAAGTGTGTAGTTCCCGTTGACATCTGAGTCGAACAGGGCCTCTACAAATTTGCGTTGCTTCTCTGTAAGCTGCTGCATTTTAATATATTAGCACAGTTTTTTCTAAAAATCAAGATGTTTTTAGTCACGCATTGATTTTTTTCCGCGACACTTCCATTTTTTTCTTGACAGGTTATTTGGGGAGTTCGGATCGTTTTTCCAGTCCCCCTTGATTCCGGCGGAACGGGCGCAGTAGGCATCCCCTTTCTTTGTGCCGGGACGGATTCTGTCACCGCCGTCCTTGGCTTTCCCCGCCTGCCCGAAGCGCACTGTTTTCGTGCGCCCGGTTTCGGGATTCTTGACGACTTTTTTGAATCGCTTCTCCATGTTACACCCCTGTTTCGCCAGACAGACGGTAAGCCGCTGCCGTGTTGTTGAAGTTGTTCCGCACGGTCAAACGGCCCTCGGCATTCTGGCTTGCGCTTTTGGTGTGGCTGCTGGCGTTGTTGCGGATAAGCCCCCAGTACCCCGTCTGTCCGCCAAGAAATGTCTGCATGGCGGAGGCGTTGGTCAGGCCGTTTGCGTCATAAGACAGTGCGGCAGAGCTGCTGTCTGCGCGGTAAACCTCTCCGGGGTTTGTGGTCCCCGTTTCCAGCCGCCGAGCAGCGGAAAACTGGTAGATTGGCGTAATTACCGGGTCTCCGCCCCCACCTCCTCCGCCTCCTCCAGCGGAAATACGCGCTTCGTGATCGACCAAAGCGTCATCAAAATGCGCTAAAATCTCCCGAATCTCTTGCACATTCGTGGTGTTTATTTTTATCGGGGATTTCGATGTGTATGTCATTTACGCTTGATCCATTTTTCTGGGTTCTTCTCGAACGCCGCCGCAAGTTTGTACAGGCCATGCAAGAGCGGCGTTGCCATGTATCCAGCGAGTAGCGGAAGCTGGATGCCCCATTGCTATTGCCTATTTGATCAAGTGGAACATGTTATAAAATGAACATGTCCCGGTTGATATGTTCAAAAAATGCCATTTTATGAACATAAGCGCCCCGGTTCGCCGGGGCGCTATCCCATTACATCAAGCGACGATCTGCCAATCTTCCGCCAGAATGTCGGTTTGGCTGGCAAGCCAGCCCATCAGGATCTCACCTGTTGCCGTTTTCATGGTGATGCAGGGCAAAACAAGCGCGGTTCCGCCATTTTCCTTTGCGTATTGCGCATTGTGCGGCGACCAGAAGCACTCCGCTTCCACATGCCTTGTGCCATTGCAAGAGAGGCTCAGCCACATACCCTTACCGTTCCATCCGGCGCGGGCCACTTTGTGACCGGCCTTCAACGCCTCAAGCGCATGACCAAACGTCAAGGCGGTGATTGGCTGATATGCATTCTCAAACTGCGCTTTGGGCAACCAGCTGACATATCCGGCAAAGCCTTCAACGTTCGGTTTCTCGCCGTCCAGATATTCCACCAGATAGCCCTCATCATCGCCGTTTTCGTCTGCTGGCAATTCCCATCCACGGAATATATTATATTCCGCGCGATTGATCGGCTTGGCTGCAATGCGTTTGGTTCCGTAAAATTCTTGCATTGTTTTAGTCCTTGTTTTTTGTTTCAGGCAGAAAAATGGAAGCGAAACCAGCAAGGCCGACGCCGACATAAGTCACGGCCTCCACAATTCCTGCCGGGAGAGCAACGCCAAGCCCGACAAGAAGCGCAGCAATGCCGGAATAGGTGGACGGTTCGCGGAATCGTTTCAGAAGATAGCTCATATTTCCTCCTTGGTTTTAAAAACAAATCCAAACTGCTGGCGCGGGGTGTGCAGTTCGTCGCCGTTATGATCATATAAACCACTGAATGTGTCGCGTTCTATTTCATGTACAGTCACGCTTGGCGTATTATCATATGGTGCATATTGCCAATGCTCCCGCGTCCACTCTGGTTGCGTAAGATGATATGCGGCGCGTGGCGGGCGAGATTCGTATTTCATTCCGGCCACCTTCCATGCTCAAAAACAAATGCGTTGCGCTTGGCCCTATTGCCCACCTGACGGGCATAACGGCTATCCAAGCATTGTACCGCAGCTTCTTCCCACTGTCCACGATGCAAGGCCGCTAGCATCTTTTGGAAGCCTTTGAGGCGTTGGATGCCAAGATTAAAGCACATATCACACAACGCTTCTTGCCGTGCGTCTGACAAACCGCGCCATCAAGGTAAATGCCAATCAAGATCAGCAGCAGCATTACGGGCATCATTCAACAGAACGTGTTCAGCGTGATTCTTTGTCCACTTGATTCCTTCCACCACACTCGGCCCGGTATGGCCATAACCTATGGTCAGTTTGCCAGCGGTGCAGCGATATGGTGTCAGCCGCAATCCCTCATTCACTTTGAGGATATCGACAAGGTTCTGAATGTTCATTGTCATTTACGCTTGATCCATTTTTCTGGGTCCTTTTCAAATGCCCCCGCCAATTTATAAAATCCATGCAAGATCGGCGTTGCCATGTATCCGGCCAGTACTGCCGCGCCCAGTTTCTGTTTTTCAGTCCAAGCCATGCCATCAAGCACCAAAACGGTTATGACGCCAATCAGAATGCTTCCGGCCATGTTAATGAACATTTTGCGAGCAGTCATTTCTTGAAATGGGACATGGTTTACACACGCCATAAAACCGGCAAACGCACATAACGCCGCCAGTGTTGCCCATTCTTCAATCCATTCTCTGAGATGCTTCACCCATACCGCCTGACGTACCGATGGAACGCAACTAAAACGCGACTTGTGCAATAATGCATATATGACCAAAGAAGGTTGTCATATATACCAATAATGTTCCATCCCGCCTTGATATACCAATCTGCCAACAGGCAGAGCATCATCAGGCATGAGATGTTGGACAATGACAATATCCACGCGGATTCCGCACTTTTCCATCGTCCCTGCCAATGCATGAACGTATCCACGCCAGTGTAAATGGCGCGGAGGTGGATCAGGGGCACAAGCAGGTTTAAAATCCACAACGCCAGTAAATTGTTACCGGCAAGGTATCCGAACAGCGGCAACGTCAGCGCCATACTGTCCATCAGGATAGTGATCCTGACGGATAGCGGTTGTGTAGATTGAATTGAGATCATGCTGGATATTCTGGCACCGGGAACCATGCCACGTCGCATTCCACCCCGTCCTCATCCGGGGAAGGAAACACCCACCGCCCGTCTAAAATCTGCTGCGGGACGGACCAACGGACAGTCAGCACATCCGGCATAACCTCACCCGTTGCGGCGTTAATCCCCGGCGTGGCATAGCCCATGCCTGCGGAGATAGCGGCCTCTGCTGCAATGGCTTCAGCTTCAGTGTCGAAGATACGGTATTTCATGACTGCTTCTTACGCGGTTGGTGGAGTGTTTTTGAAAGGGTGGCCTGCGGGAAGATTGGCTTCGAGGCCCCATTTCCACGCGAGGTAGCCTTCGAGGCGCTGGCGGTCGGCGGTTTGCAGGTCCCTCGCAAAAATCACCTCTCCGAGTATTCCATCCCAGTTTTCGTCAAGAGATTGCAGACTCTGACCGATCAAGAGACCATCTGTTGTGTTTAGGTCAAAAGAGGCATTTTTTACCCCCACAGCCTGCCCATCCACGGTGAAAACCAATGAATTTGCGAGTAATTGAGAATTGATTATGTATGGCACACCAAAGGTACTGTTGAAAAGCGAGGAGCCGCTTCCGTTTTGATAAGTTCCAATGTTGGAAGATGACCCATCAAGGTAGATCGGTATCCACGATCCAGCGTTATTAAAATCATTCGCCTTACCCGACTCGCGCAAACTTAGCAACCGAGCAAACGAATTAGAGGTTGACGCACGAGTTGCCACAACAAAAGCATCCCAACCTGTGCCAGTTAGCACCAAGTTAGGCACTGCCAATTCGTCTTGCGTCAGCGTGATTACTGGCTTCCCGTTTAGACCGTTCACCGTGTAGGCTGGCTGAATCGCAGCAATGCCCTGCGAAGCGTGCCGCGCGTTGCCTGACTTGTCCCTCCACTGCGAAACCGTGCTGCCATTCAGCGTGATCGTGCTGGCATCAGCGGCATCAAGCCACAGGGCAAGGTTTGAAAATTGTGCTGGCGTCCAGTTTGGAGCAAAACGGCGCGACAGTGACTGCCCTCGCGGACACGTCAGTTGCCGCTGAAGGCTCAGAATGTTCATACCACAATGGCCTCTGCCGTGACGGTGACTTGCGTGTTCGACGTGTCCACCCGGCGCACTTCGATGCTGTTGGCGTTCGTAATCCCCACCACCAGACGCGCACTGCCCGACGGGATCGGAATCGCACTGCCAGCACCACCGCGCCGATACTCAATCGTCGTGCCGGTATTGTTCACGATGTCCAGCGCCACACAGGCGGTTGAGCCAAAGGCCGTCCAGTTGGTGCCCGTGGCCGCAGTCGTCACGCTGACGATGCTGGCGCTGGCCGATGTCGGGACAGATGACCGCTGGTGGGGCGTATGAACCCCGCCCGTGTCCGTGGTGCGGATGGTCTCAGTGACGCCCGTGGCGTTTTTTACCGTGATATTGTCTGCCATGTTGTCCTCAGTACGTTAGAATGTGTCCGCTGTTTTCAGTGTATTGGAAATCCCACTGCCCGCCGTCGCCGGTCAGAGTACCAGAAACAGGGGTCAACCCAACGGTAAACGGCTTCACCGGCACACCGGCGGCATCACCAATCACGCTGGCATTGGTAAACACGGTGTTCGTTATTGCCGGATTCTGGATGTCGATATAATCCACCGCATCCGTGACCAAGAACGATCCAGACAGCCGAACGCGGTCTGTGCCGATAATGGTCGCCCCCGTGATTGTCTGGGGGGTGCCGCCACGCAAGACGCGGAATCCCGTAATGGTGTGAGGCGTTGTAAGGCCCTGCAACGTGGTGCCGAAGTTCAGCGTGAACAGCACGTCGATGTCTGTCCCGCCGGAATTGATAGTCGCACCGACAACACCCGCCCCCGTCATCGGGTTTGTGTAAGTGCCCGGCAGGTAATAGTTCAGATACGCCTGTGCCTGCCGCTTGCCAAGACGGACATAGCCTGCCGCAGACGGGTGCAGCGCATCTCCATGCGCCAGATCATACATCTCAAGCTCAAGCGCATTGGTGATGTTCGGAAGCGCCTGCGCTTGCCCATTCCGCACTTGCCGCCATCCTGCATCAACAGCAGAAGTCCCCGCCGTATTGGTGCCGAGCTTGGCAATCACCACTGGCAATGTCGCCGCCGTCCGGCCTGTCACATAGCTGCGAATCTGCGGGATAACCGCTTCCAGCGCCGCCTGATATGCCGCTGCGCTTGGCGGGCTGCTCGCGTTTGCATCGTTCGCGCCCTGAAGCCAGTAAATGACTTCATAATCGCTTTCGGTGTTGGCGATTGCTGCCTTCAGTTTTCCGTGTGTCACGGTGTCTGAATAGGTCGCCCAGTTGTTCGGCGCACCGCCGACAAGCTGAGAGCCTGTCTTTGCTCCGAACACCGCCATGCACGGCACCCCGGCATAACGACGCACCCGGTCAACGGTGTGCATAACACCGCCGACGCTGTTGTTGATGGTGTCGTTCTGAATTGCGGAAATGTCCACCGCCGTCCATCGGGATGGGTTCGCCGCCCGGTCTGCCGCGAATGTTCCACTTGCCGGGCTTGTGTGGCTGGACGCACACCGCCACAAGGTAAAATCCAGCCCATCACAGACGAGGGAGGTGTTGGCGGTATAGCTGGTGCTATTTTGCCAAGCATCCCGGAAATACAGGATGCTACTCTGCTGCCGATCCGGCGCAAATGTGCTTGACGGATAATCCGTGCTGGCCGTGTCCGCCCACGCTGATCCGGTAGCCTGCTGGTCGGCAATAGACTCCCCGGTAAACAACAGAACCGCACCAACACCCCACGGGAGCTGTGTCCGCTGGATGTTCGCCGTTGTCACAGTATCCCGCACTTCGAGCGCCAGTTGCCCACCTTGGGGAACGGTCAGGGTCACATTCCAAACCCCGGCAGAGGGTGTTGTGCAACGTGTCCACGCTGTTGCGCCTGCTCCCGTAGCATCAATGACCCGCGCTTCAATCCCGGCAGGAGAACCGTTATATGTGCCGCTGAACGTGATGCTGCGGGATGTGCCACCGCTGGCCCGCTGGAAGACATACCCATACACGGCATCAAGCTTGCCATTGAGGGTGCTGATAGCAAACGGCATCCCGGCCCATTTCGGCCCGCCACGGGACTGAGGCACACCGACACGGGTTGCCACATTGGCCCCGCTGCCGCTGTCATTGATGGTGGCACTGGCTGCATCGAGCCGGATATACATCGACGGCGAAAGCGTGGACGGATCAGCGCCAGCGGCAAGCGTCAGAAGACTGGCATCAGAAACCGTGCCGTCCACTTTAAACACATAACTGACATGCCCGGTGAAGAACCGGGTGCTATTGGCATCCTGACGGGAAGCAATCGCTGCAATGCCGCTTGGCGTAATGGCCGCCGGGGTTGTTATTGCCTGCGCCGTTCCGTTTGTAATCGCCCCGTCTTGCGGGATGGAAAACACCGCGTAGTTGGTTCCCGTCCGGCGCACCCCGATCAAAAACCACCCGCTTGCATTGCTGGCCGTCAGCGTGGCCCCTGTGGCCGTCGTAGATGCTGCGCCGCTGGTTCTGACAATGGCCGTCACCACGCCATTCACCAGATACAACTGGACGTTCTGCGTACCGCCTGTGTTTCCGTGGTTCCAGATGTATTGTGTGCCGGATGTTTTGGTAAATTTAATCAGCGCCGCGACACACCAATCGCCGTTAGGGTAATCAAGGTTTGCTGAATCCGCGACGGAATAATAGTCATCCACACCATCGAACCAGACAGACCCACGCGAGGCAACGGTAATCGAGCCGTTCGGCTGCGGTCTGGCAATGCCACCACGTCCGTAGCTGACTGCGCTCAGTTTGGTGGCGGCTAATCTCACAGCAGTTCTGTCAGTTCAAGAGTGCCGCTGGTAGCAGCATTGCGGATCACAGCAATATTCGGCGTTTTCGGCACAGCAATATCCAATCGCTCACCGTCAGCAATAAAATGACTGGTGGCGGAAGCCGTCTGTGCTGCGCTTCCAATAGCAAAACGAATGTCAGCGCCAACAGCGCGGATGCTGATCCGGCGACAAGCCTCAGTCAACACCGTGTTTGCGCTTGCAGCCCCAGCAGCAAGCTGCCGAGCAACGCCTGGTACACTCAAAGGCTCTACCGGCGAACGCATATTGCTCTGTGTGCTCATGTCTTACCTCTTTTTCCCAGCGTTTTTGTTGCGCGGGAAGCTCCGATTCTGTGATTTTGATTGTACGCGCAGGTTTCCGGGTGAATTATCTGTGGGGTCGCCATTTTTATGGTCCACATCTCGTCCATCACCGCGCTTCACCTTGCCAGCGGCCATCATTTTGCGCCGCGCCTCATTACGCTTATTGCGCTTTTTGATCTGTTCCGGCTTGGAATGGTAGTTGTCGTACTCTGAACGATAATCGCGTGGCATTTTCTGCTCGCATGAAGAAGGAAATCATATAGATTATACCACATTTTAGACAAAATGCAAGCAAAATATTTGTTGTGGTCAGTATTTTTGGCCTGATTATTTTTTGGGGGTACAAAAAACAGAAAAATAGGCGAAAATGTCCCCTAGTGGGGGGGTCAAGGATGAGCAAAAATGTGCGGTGGTGGTCAGCGCATTTTTGTCGTGGTGTGGGAGGTTGGTATATCCATACACCGGGGGCACCCCGGCTGGCCCCCGCAGGGCGGGGTAGGCCCTTACCGGCGCAGAAATTTCCGGCATCCGATGGGGGTAGCCCTCATTTTGACCCCCAAAGTGTGACATTCATCATACTGAAAAGGCTCAAAGTTTTATAATCCGTATTATGGAAAATAAAAA